CCATCATGGCGCCTTTTAGGTCAAGCAAATCATTGAATGTTGTGAAGTAGCAAGGGCGAATAAGTACTCGACCATCTTTAACGTCTAGTTGCTCTAAAGAGAAACTAAGCATGATGTCTTGAATGATTGATAAGGCTAGCGTTGTTTTTCCTTGACCTGGTGTTCCCCAGAACATAAGACCTTTACCGCAACCGGGAGCACCATTAGCACGAATGACAGCGCCTTTGCCAAGAGCGGCTAACCACTTACGAGTAGTGGATATAACACTCTCGGGAGTATCTACGCAGTCATCTAGCGTCCAACCAATACGTCCAGATGGAACACTTGCCATTTGAATCCAAGTGCGGCGTCGCGCCTTAACGTCTTCTAGCTTAAACATTATCCAACCATTCCTGAGACTTAAGGGCTTCTTCCTTAATAACCTCAATGTTGTCTTGCGCCTGTAACATACTTGAGACTTCTAGATAAAGCGAACCGAACTCGATAATAAAGCGTTTCCACACGAGCTCAGGGTTATTAAGCTTCTTATCGTGCTTGATCTTATCGAAGAACCGCTCCATCATTAAACGCTCAATAGCGCCGTCAGTGTTGTACTCCTTGCGCTTGTTGTCAAGTGCGTACCTAAAACGACTGCGGGTAACTTCCCATGGAGCAATGTGCCAAAGGCGGTGCATCTGCTCAGCAAACTCGAAAGTAGAGTCGGTGGATGTCCATGAATCAGCATTAGTTACATCACGGCGAGCCATACGTTCGGAACGGCGCTTCTCGTGAAGGTCAAGCTTCTCCCGATGCTTGGCAGCCTGATGCTTGCGCCGAGCCTCTTCCCGCTCTTCTTCACTATCGTAATACTCCACGCTCTCCTCCTCCCGCGAACCCCGTTCGCTATTCGGTTTATAGTTAATAGAATAAGTACTTAGTAATAAGTTACTATTCAGCTGAGTCTGCAATGTGTGCATACGGGTTTCCAGTAGCCGGATACCCGCAGACGTAATCTGTAGGTTAGAGATGATCCTGCCGTTTTTCATCTTGTTGGTCACCGTCTCAATCAACCCCTCCCTACGAAGAAGGGTCAACGAGCTTTGGATAGCCTCACGTCCTTCACCCAGTACCTTAGAAAGCCCTACAGCCCCGCCATGGGACGGGCGCATAGCAATCTCCTCTAGGATACCTATAGCTCGGGCTGTGATCACTTCCTAGGGGCCTTCTTGGACTTTTTAGAGGCATTTAACTCGGCTACCACAGCCTTGGCAATTAGCTTTGCTATTGCTTCTAGCCCTAGGTACACCTCTTCGTACAGTTCGTCCTCTTCGTCCGGCTCTTCCTGCTCTTCCTCTTCCTCAAACTCATCCTCTTCTTCAGGAGACTCTTCGGCTTCTGGGACAGCGATAGGCTTATCGGCTTTAATGTCTTCAGAGGCAGTAAGGGCGTTTAAGCCGTCAGTTAGGTCTAAGCACTTGATACTAGATTCCTTGGCATAGGCAAGCGCATTGAGGCAGTCTTTATCCTCATCATCCCAAAGAAGGAAGATGCTGTCTTTATCAGAGGATAGAGTTTCTATAGCTAACTTGATTGGGTCATCGCTTTGGGTGACGCTGCAGGATGGTAGGCCCGGAGCATCATCCACTGTGTTTATTGCAATGATGTCAATGTCTTTATCTTTTGCAAGCTGGGCTGCAAACATCTGACCTTGACTTGGCCTCTTATCAAAAGCTAGAACTAGAACGTTCTTAGACTTTTTAGAGTAGAAGTAGTCTTCCATAAGCGCTTCTAGATTAGCGCGACTGGTATTTCCATTACCAGCTACTAGAACATAGTTGTCCATTAGGACCTCCTCGTTAGGGGAGGCCTACACTATCACAAGTCTTTGGGGGGTTGCTACTAGGTCTGTGGTTGTGACAAGAACACGGCGGCTGTTTGACCAGAAAGCAGCGCCCCTTGAACTATGCCTTCTACTAAACGAGCCTTAGTGTTGTAGTAGTTCTTGTAGAAGTGGCTGCGTCCGGCATTTATATTTCCGTTTTCCCAGCTAAAGTCGTTGACAAAACCCGGACCGCCAGAGCCGTCAAAGTATGTCTGTAGTATTCCCGATTTTTCGAATAGAGCTTTATCAAAGTAAACAACGTTTCCTGATGTAGTTGTCCATGAGACTTTTACAGTAGCGTAGGCAGCGTTAGATGGTGCAATGTCAGTTACATATGGTCGAACCCATGAACCAACGGGGGCAGAAACAGGAGATCCTGTAGATGTGCTTATAACAGTATTGGTGATGTCGTACCAGGTTATAGACGCTGTAAGAGATTCTGTTGCAGTTAGGGCTTGAGCGTATGTGCTCCAAATATAAGAGCTATTTGGATAGTAGATCGGTGTCTGTTGAGATGTAGTAGAGCCGTTCCAAGAAGAGAGCGCGGCCGAAGTTCCAGTTGCAGTTACCGCAAGTTGATGACCTGCGCTATACGCAGAACCGGATGACAAAACTGAAGATTGGTTAATGCTGCTAGATACAGAGAAAGTAAACCCTGTATAAGTAGTTCCATTGCTTGGAAGAACAACTCCTGTAATAACGCGGTATCCAAGATAGTTAGCTGCCGTAACCCCAGTGCCAGATACAGACGCGATGTATACAGTGCTGCCTACTTGAAGTGTGTGCGGCTCACTTAGAGTTACGGTTACTACTCCTGCTGCAATTGCGGTATTGGTAATTGTGTAGCTGGTTGTAGTTGGTTCAGGTAGCAAAGCCACTGATGGGGACGCAGAAGATACAAGAGAGTTTGAAGCGTTTGTTGAATACCAGTTAGATGTTGACGCATAGTGCGGGTTAAGCAACTCATTAATGCGTGTAGCTCTAAAAGTAATATGTATGTTTCTTGCTTCATCAAATACGCTTGGAGTTGCGCCAGAGGAAGTTAACTCAAATTGACAAGCATCAAAGAAATGGTGTTCGTTTGACGCGCTTCCCGCAGTACTTGCTATAGACATTCCAGGAGCAGCATAGTAAGCAGTAGAAGGTGCTTGAGCTGTTACGTAAGGGCGTACACCGGATGAAAATGTAGCTGTGTTATCAGACACTGCAGTTCCAGAAGATGAACTGATATATGCGCCTGTGCGAGTAAACCATTTAACAATAGGAGTTACGTTTCTAGCTGTTCCGGAGTAACCATAGGCTGCGTAGAAGCTCCATGTGTAGTAGCTACCGCCTTTTACAGGGATACCTTGTGTTACTGGGGACGCATCCCCGCAGTAAGCTGTGATTGTTTGAGAGCTAGATGAAAGATTATAAAAAGCAAGTATGCCTGAGTTTTTATTTGGCCATAAAGTGGAATAACTTCCATTTAGTGTGCCATTAGCATCAAACACAGCAGGGGATGGGTACGGGGAAACTGTTCCATATACGCCTAACGACGTGTTATACCCAGTACTTAATAGGATATTCGATTGAGTTAACGCAAAGCTGATAGTTGTTGCTGTTATAGCTGTAATTTGAACAGGCGTAGATCCCGTATTCAATGAAGGGTACGGAAGATTAGAAACGGTAATAGAGTTTCCTACGTCGTACATGTGAATGTACTGAACTACCGACCCCGTCACAGCTGTAGTTGCTGCAGACGCTGTAGCAACAGTAAATGAGATTGTATTTGATGTTACTGCTGTTACAGTTTGATGGCCGTTGTAGGCAGTGCCGACATTAGATACTGTTATATCTACGCCTACAGGGATATTGTGGTTAAACGAGGTCACTACGGTAGCCACGTAACTTGTAATAGACGCGCTTGTTACAGTGTAAATTGGGTTTGTAGTTTGAAGGTTAAGAGTTACTACGTTAGAAGTTAATGACAAACTAGCAATATTAAATGTATCTAGTTGATCGTAGTCTGCTGTTCCGTCCAAAGATCCCCAGTGGCCAGGTCCTTCTTCAAACGAAGAGTCATTATAGTCAAGCATCAAATTGACACCTGTCTTCAATCCAACTACTGATGGGTTAGGCGCCTCAGTGGTTGTTGCTGCTACAGGTACGTATTGGTTGTTGGGTCCTAATACAAACGTGACTTCTGGCACTGGGTTCGGGATAGCCCATCCTGTGAAATCTTCTAAGAACCCGATTAATCCTTGTTTTGATCCGCGTTGCTTTGTTAGGATAACGCTATCTCGAAGAAGAATTCGATTTTGCTGAAGCCCGATGGCAGCTTCATAATTTTGACCAAATTGATTCAGCATAGACGGGATTAGCTGACCGCTAACTTGCGTAACATCGTAGCGGTGTATTAATGACTCAGTTAGCGTTTGATCCCAGTCAAGTTGAAATGCAAAGTTATTTAAGAACTGCTGAAGGAGCGGATTATCCCAATCAGTCGTAGGTGTGTACGGAGTAGATACTTTGTAAATATCTGGCAGGTAAGAGTACAGCTTTGATGAGTTGTTGAAGTCCTTTACAGACAAGCCGATAACGTTTCCGGCGTTAGTCCATGTATATTGTGTAGTGTTGAATAGGTAGATCGAATAGTAGTAAAATGCGCCTTGTTGTAAGCCAGTATCTATGAATGACACCGAAGCATGTCCGTCGTTAACTGCTGTGTATACTTGAACTCCATCATACGAGTTAACCGGAAACCCGTAAGCGTTTCTTACCAAAACTAAGTTAGACCAAAGGCCGCTAGGGTTAGACCATTGAAGAGTTACAGTGCCATAGTTACTGTAACCACTGGAGGCTCCTACTGGAACAACAGCGCCAGGCGTAGCCGTAAAAGGAAGAACGCTTAACTTTAACGGGTTATTGGCTCCGTAGTAAGATTCATCATAGTAGTCGTATCCGTAGCGTGCCATGATTAGCTGTTAATTCCTCCGCTAGCGTTGATAAAGACAGTTCCCATACCAGTAACAGTATTGCTCTGTATGTTGCTTAAGA